ATCGGCCTCTGCTCCATTAGGGGCTGAGGCTCTATAGATAATCTCATAGGTAATCGTCTTATTTTCTTCCGCGACCCTATGCTCTGTATGAACAACCACGGAGAGGTTAAAGAACTTGGCAATCTTTCTCCAAAAAGACTTCTTTAAGTATTGCCTCCCTTGAATAGCCTGAACGTCACTAGGCTCAATAATGGCCTTCTTTAGTTCCTGGAACTTCTCCCAGGCATCAAGCGCTTCTTTAGGCGTTACCGCCGGTAGTACGATTGCATCCCGCTTTTTCACTAACGCCATCTCTTCTTGTTTCACGTTTTGCATCTTTTCTTCCTTTTTAAATGAGTAGTCGGCCCCATAAGCACGATGTGGCGAGAACCCAACAGCTGACGCTCCTACACTCGCCGTCCCACTTTGGGGCCAACTATGATCGCCATATAGCCTATAGAAGTAGAATGCAACATGTAACACGCTTGTCATACTTGCAACTTTATGATAGACGGGAATGGCCGGTTAGGTGTAATAAAAGTTCCATGCAAACATTTCAGCCCATTACGTTTAGAGCCGATCCACCTCTTATTCGAAAGTTAAAGAGGCTTAAGAACTATGGGGCATTCATTCGTACGACACTTAGATCGGTCGTTGGCCTTTGCCCGGTGTGTGGGGCGAAAGTGAAAGTGAAGAAATGATTAGAAGTCTATTGCTCACGATTCTCTTTCTTCAAGGATGTCTAAAGCTGATAGATGATCCAAACCCAACAGCTTGGCAGCAAAACTATGCCACCTTAGAGGTTGCAACGTCTGAGAATCATTTTCTTGGTGTCGCAAGCCTCCTTGTTCCAACCGGCGAAGTCTCAGACACTTGTTTCGTCGACATCTACACACAAGGTCACGGCACACTTGGACTCCACGGATGTGGAGAGAGACGCGCTATTGTTCACGCCGATTGGGAGGTTATTCGGATCTCTTGTAAGGATCTGTTCGGGGACAAAGCGGAAGACACTGAAACTTGCGTTCTATCGATTACAGACGCGTTCCGGTATCCAGAACAAGAAAAGCAGAAAGTGGCGGTCCATCCAGTAGTAGCCCATGTTTCATTCTTCATTACGAACCCATGCTGTCTGCTCGATATAGAAGAAAGAGTTGGGATTCATCACCTGCAAGCTCCGGAATCAGAAGAAACAAGCGTTAATATTCTGACTCCATTTACGAGCGGTGAATACCTCTCTGCATGTGGATCAGAGCAGCTTCAAGGGACGTTTACAGGAGCAACATTCAACCTAACACCCCCTAAGAGCGAGTTTGGAGGCTGCACCTGGTTTGTGGCCGTAAATGGGGATAACGAAGGCAGAGTGGGTGCAGTATTTCGAAACGTCTATAAGAGAAACTATGTGCACATGGGGACCCCTAGGATCGTTATTGAAGATGATCAAATGATCATTGAGGCCGACAAGTTCTCCTCCTTCATCAGGGTTAACGATCAGCTGTTTAATAATCGGAAGGTCATAATGGAATATGATGCGTCTAAGCAATACATGATTCGCACCTATTCGAATAAGGGAAGAAACACGCTCGATGTTCGTTAGTACCAGGGGGGATTAAATGCTGAATGCCATTAACTCAATAGGTGCCGTATTCCAAAACTGGTGGGCTCTGCCCGCCATGTTCGGCTGTCTCATCTTGTTTGGTGTAATTGTCCAGATCTGGTGGAACAACTACTTAAAGAAAAAGGCTATGAAAGATAGTGATATGGCCTCAGTTGATGCGAATCAACAGGTCGGTAAGGTGAATGAGAAGATGAACTCAGACGGTAAAGACGGGATGAATAAGGTACAGAAATGGTTAAAGAACAAGGCAAAGAAGTCCTAGACGAGAACGGACAGCCGATCACTCGTGAAAACCAGATCCTTACGGCACTTATTAATAAGCATGCATCGGCTCTCGCGCAGCAGATGTCTGATGCTGCTAGAAACTTGAACGCAGAGCCGATCGTCCAACAGCTCTCTTATATGACCGCTGCTCTCGTCGTCCTTGATTCTATCGTTCCAGTACTTGACCCGATGAACAAAGCGACCGCAAAGAAGCACCTGCTCAACATCCTCTCAAAAGCGGATGCTTGTCTTAATTAACCGGCTTCTCTAAAAGCTTCTTTAGTGTGCGAATCACGAAGTCTAAGATCCCAGATGATTTAAATGATGGAACGAGTGCAAGCGCCTCTGAGATTGCGAGCGCAACTGCCAATACCATCGTAATATTCTCTGTTATAAAAGCTATCATTTTATCCCCTCCTTAAGATATCAGCTAAGCTTCGCGGTATTATGTGCCGAGTTTTCCCGGTTTTACGGGGAGGCCGCTTGGCGAGCTCTCTGGCTTGTCGCTCGGCTGAGTAGGGCCCACATAGTTCACCGCAAAGTTCTCTAGACGAATAATCCCGTCCTTAAATCGCTGCTGATCAAAATCGTGGAATCCTTGAATCATTCGTGCAGATTGGCAGTTTGCCATCTCCATCCGATAGATTTGAAGCTGCATCACGATCTGAACAACATCATCGTTAGAGACTTCTTCGACGGGTCGCCCAAGATCTGCCTCAGGAGGAAGCGGCTTTCGCCATACACCATGTGCTTCTGGACTATCAGGAATCGGAAGCCCAGTGACATAGTTTAGATATGCTTTGAAGTCATTGATGTAGTCTTTTAGACGGATCACATCGAATGCCAAAAGCCCGTTAGATTGATCGGCTGATTGCGAGAGCCCTAGCTCTAGCACCATACGATCCAGTCTTCGGATTAGCCCATAGATGTCTATGTTTGCTAAGTCCGTGTTTAATTCTCCCATTTCTTACCCCTCCTTAATGAAACGGTCCGCCTTAACTCCTAGCTCTGGTAGCGCTATATGAACGAAATGATGGTTCGGATAGAAGATTACTTCCCCTGTCCATTTTAACACCTCTGTGACCCACAAATAAAGATCCTTCGAGACAAACCCGTTACCTAGAATGCTGCAGTCGGCCGCCAGGCCCCTTAAGTGCTGACTGGTCGTTGATCCGTTAACGGCTTGGTTAAGCTCTTTCGAACGGAACCCAGAAAGAATCGTAATCGGACCAAATACTTGCGTTGCTGGCTCTATAGCAAATGTAGATAAGAGGAAGAGATTGTTCTTCTCTTCATAGCCAGGCTTTAAGAGCTTGGCGAGTAGAGGGAACTTGGAAGAGACAAGGAAGTCTTCTAGACTATAGTGTTTGGTAAGTTTCAATTCCCCCTCCAAAGATCTTCTAATCTGTCTACTCGTCTTTCGATTCGCTCGATGTCTCTATCGAGGAGACGCTTGAGTTCAATGATTTGAGAATCAAAATACTCTCTCTGAACTCGGACGCCTTCCGTGATGTCCGAATAGCTTCGAAAGCCAAACACAAGACCAATGCATAAAGCACAAGCTGTAATGAATTGTATACTATCGAACTTATATCGATCCTCCCCCACGACTGTATCTCCCTCACTTTCATTACTTTAGCATACCTTCAATTATCATACAGGCCTGTCCGGCAACCAACGGAGATCCATAGGTCATTGCGATAAGTTTCTTTAAAAGAGAGGCTTCTTCAGTCGATAGATCCACATCTTTTTCAGCTGCCATTACTTGCGAGATTAACTTGTAGCGCTTCACAGACTCTTCAGGAGTCATCCCCGCTTTTTCAATATAGCAAAGAGAAGATAGGATCACATCTTTAAGCGTTAGTTCTTTCTCGTCTGCGCCGGAGACCTTAAGCGGCTCGCCCTTAAGGTCTTTCATTACCTCTATCAATGAGACTTTCATTTATGCCCTTTCAAGTTAGTTTGGTGAACTTAAGGGCATAATAAGAAGTGCCATTTGAGAAGACAAGGTAGTTGTTCACGTCCCCTGCCGCATCATTGATCAGCGCAATAAACCCCGCACCGGTTGTTGCTGCGGCCCCGAAGGCCGTTACTGCCTCGGCAGAAGAGGGGATGGTGTCGTTCACGTTGCCTGTTGAAACAAGCGTTTGAAGGCCTGCAGGAAACTCGACGATCAGATCTGCTGGAACACGCATGAAGTTGCTTGTTCCGAGAGTCCCAGAACGTGAGGCTACAAAAGCATCTGAATCTGAGTTATCGATCCCTAAGTTCACATCCGTAGCACCCGATACCGCGAAATGTACTCTTGGATCTCCTGCCGATGTTCCGCCTACCTGTGCAAATAGCCTTGCCTCAGATCCAGCAACGTTTGATGTGTTATCTACTTGAAGATCAACGGTGGCTCCAGAATGAGATTTCTGGATTCTTACTAAGCGGGTATAATAACCATTCTTCCAGCCTACAGATGTTGACCCTATGTTCCTAGTGTCATCGGCATTTGCGATCAAATCTTGAGAAAACGTCTTCCCACTCACTGTCTGGGTCGCATCGGTGCCAAGAAGTGTCGTTGTCGCATCGGGGAACGTAATGGCGCGGTTTGCCGTTTGGACAAACGTGAGCGTGGTTGTGGTTACAGCCGTTGCACCACTTAGGGAAAATGCCGCCACCTTTGTAGCCGTGGTCGTATTGATGACTGTCGCAAGAGTATCTTTGAGAGTCAGCGTTCCAAGATGGGTGATCGTATCGACTGAGTCAGAACCGAGTACAACCGATCCGTTTGCAGTCAAAAGACCCGCAAGAGTCAGCGCATTAATGGAGTAATCTTTTGACCCGTCTGACGCCCCGTTAACTAGGTCGGTGAAGTTCGTGTTTACTTGAGTAGCGTCTGATGCGGTGCCGTTGACGAATGTATGTGTTACTGATGGCGATGCCATGTAGTTCCCCTCTTATCTTCTCTCAATTGGTAAAATAGCGCGTGCAGGAGTCTTGCCAACTTGCTCTAAGGTTCTTGCTAACCCTTCAGCCCCAAGCATGACACCCTTTTGAATTGGCGGGCTCTCTAGGACAACTCCGATAACCTTGCCAGTTAGGCCTCCAATTCCTTGCGCGACTTGCCCGCGAAGAGTCGATCTGCCAGTTGTAGAACGAGAAAGGATGTCTTTTGATCCAATCTCTTGTGCGGCCCTATAAATACGCGCCGTTGGAAGAACGTTTGTATCTGCAAGCTTGTCCATCTGCTCGATTGCTTGAATATTCCCCTGCGAAGAAGGAGCCGTAACATCAAACATGACTCTCGGGGCTTTCTTAGGATTGAGTCCCCTTTTAGATGTTGATCTTCCAAGCCCCATCGCTTTTTGCCCACTAATCACTTGGTCCATCTTCTCGGTGATATCTAAGATCTCTGGATTGGCTCGCCCTAATACCCCATTGGCTGTATTTGCGGCCTCATTGAATGCTTTTCCTATCTTCGGGGCCTTGAATGCTGCGTTCGTATAGTAATCGGTGGCGGCTTCTTGCAGATCTCGTCTTAAATTCAGAACATAATCAGCAGAGGCTAACCCATCTTGAGAAGAGGCAAATATGTTGTCTAGTTGCTCTCGAATGGCAGAAACTGCAGCGCTCCTCTTTGGAGTAGTCTGATGAGCTCCGAGTCTTCTCAATTCTGAGGTAAGTGAATCAATAATAGGTTGGATGTTTATTGGATCTTTAATCCCAATCACAATATCATTTAGGCGCCGCTCAGATTGGCCAACAAACCGTCTAATCTTTGCATTGAAGTCACCAGAGAACCGTGGAAGGAAGTCATCAAGCTTCTGCTTCATCATGGCTCTCACACCGGATGGATTTGCCATATAGAGCGCAATGCTTTCTGGGTTTAAGCCAGGTCCTGAGAGAACCTTCTCGGTCGCTTTTCTTATCCCGCCCGCTGTTACGTTCATTGTTCTAGAGATTAACGGGAACGTAACAGAAGCACCGGCCCCTAGTGCCATATTATGCAGCAGATCGTCCGTTGCCGTCTCAAGCGTCTTTTTGTCAGAAGCGATATCGGTAACAAGCCTAGTAGCTTCGGTAGCCCCAGTGCCGGCAAGTTCTCCCCCTATCAGAGACGCCGCTTTCCTTGCGCCCGCTTTGCCTACAGCTTTTGAGGCGCCCTTTGTCACCATTCCATAAAGCCCCGCTGGGTTTACATAGCCTAAGATATCGCCTGCAATCGAGAGTTTGGGGAATCGAGCCGAGATGTTCTCCATCTCTGCATTTAGTATCTTTGCTTCGTCAGTAATATTGGTGCCCTTGAGAAGTGAATTAATCCCAGCTGTGGCGAGTGTGCTAAGGCCCCCAGTGGCTGAATCCCCGAACTTCCTTAAGAAGGCTTCTGGCGCTGTAATAGATCCACCCTTAACAGCGTCTAAGAACGAAGATGGTTTTGTGGCTGAGAATTCTTTGGTGAGCCTCTGATCTTCGGCAACAACCTTTAGGTCAATTGGCTGGAGTTTTCCTTCCGTAATCTTCTTCTGATAAAGCTCAACTAGATCGCCCGCCTCTTTATCTTGAGGGTTAGTCTTAAGGCGCGTGTGAGCATCGCGTATCTCTGCTATGACTTCTTCGGGAATCTGATTCGGCTCAGCCATTATAGACCCTCTAAGTATCCTTTTGCTCGTTTAGACTTCGGTGCAGCCGGGGCCGGTCGACCCTGTCGCTGATCTTCAAACGCTTCTTTTGCTAATCGCTCTGCCTTCTCCGCTTCTGCAATAATCTTGATTGGCACGATAACATCTGCGACCTCTAGTCCATTGCGGACGGCACGATCAGTATAATCAGACACCTTTCCTTCATACTTATGTCGACTGTTGGAGAATATGGACTTGGCGTTTTCTAGGATCTGTTGCCGTCGCGGTTCTGGAACGCGCTTGTCTTCTGAAACATTCTGGAATTCTTGATAGAGTTGATTAAGCTTGCTTTGGCCGCTCAAGGTGAACGCGATTTCTCCCTCTTTAACTGCATTTGGATCTCTCAACTTCGCCAGAAAGTAGATTGCGCTCTGATCGCCAATCGATGTGTTCTGTTTTAAGCTGTCTACAAGATTGTCATATGCCTCGTTAACAACTGAGAATCGCTTGACCTCATCGTCTTTAATGAAGTCGTCTCTAATCGTATTTGATTGGTTGAATCTCGTTTCGGCCTTCTTGGTTCCAACTTCTGCTTCCTTAGCTTCCACTTCGCGGGTTCTAAGCGCTGTGTCAGACGCCTGTTTTGCTCCCGCTGTTTCTAACTGCTTTCCCTCTTGATAAAGCTTCGCAATAGAGAGCGGAATATTGGCAAGGCCACCTGCAATATCAACCGCGAGCTTTACCTTCTCTAGCGTCGATATCCCGCGCTGTCTTTGTTGTGGAAGATTTACTCCGACAATTGCCATCACGTTACCCCATGTTAAAAGATGGAACATCCGCTGCCGTAGGTGCTGGTGTTTGTGCGGCTGCTAATCGCTTCATGAGCTCTTCAAGTGGGTTCAATTTCTCTGCACCCTTATTTGCAAGTCCGCCAATACCAACACCTAAGTTCCCCAAGCCAGTTAAGATACCGATGCTGGTCGCAAAGTTCTCTAACTTGCTTCGTTCTGGAGCCTTCTGAATTGGATTTACCATGCTGACTGGCATTTTAAGTTAACCTCTGCTTAAGTTTGTTTTGAGCGTCCGAGAAGAACGTCTGAAATTCCATTGCCTGTTCAGGAGAAATATCGGGGGCGCTTTTTACTTGTTGTTTTGCGTTCTCAAGCATCGCGAGCTGAACATCGAAGCTCTGTGGGACCATGCTCTGAAGACGGTTTACACCTTGAGTTGCAGAAGCTTGTGTAGTTGGACTTGCCACTTCACCGATAGTCCCACCAACTTGGCTACCTAACCCAGCTCCAGTCACAGCACCCGCAGGTCCACCAACAATGAACCCCCCTAACCCACCAAGTCCAGTGCCTAAGAGTTTACCTAAGATTCCCCCGCCACCAGATGCTTTCTTTTGTGGCATCATTACTTGGTTTATAGCCATTATTCGTATCTCCGACGGTTAGATCGGACAAAGTCGCGTTCTTTTGTTTTCCACCCAGCGTTCACAATGTCCATTTGGCCTTTCGTAAGTCCAAGCTCTTCTTCAGTTGGGGTTCGACCGAAAAACATGGCCATTGATTTAACTAACCCGCCACCTTCTGCAGCCTCACTTGGCTTGGTGATTCCTGCTTCATTCATTGCAACAACCGAGTTGAGGAAGTCGACACGCTGATTCAGATCGAACTCTTTGTTGAATACATATTTCCTAAACTCTAGACCCCCTTGTCTTTGTCGTTCGGCTTGGGTTGCATTAAGCAAATCTTGAGATCTCTGGAACTGGCTTTGTGTCTGGTATTCCTTTAACCCTCGTTCGACTCCGCGTGCTGCTTGCTCGCTCCCAAGGATGCGACCGTATTCTTGTTCGCCTAAGCTTTGAGTAGCACCTGCTTCTGCTAAGCCAAGAGACGCTTCTTCGGCCGCTTTCTCGGTTTCTATGTCGCCCCTTGCATCGGCACCCTGGATAATTGAAGCTCCACCCTTAGCACCTGTTAAGCGTTGCTTATTTAGCTGCTTTTCAATCTCTGGCTGGGCTGCACCCTGCTCTCCTCTTAGTTTCCTTCTCATTGCAGCGTATTGATCTAGTATCCCACCTCTTGCTTGAGATTCAGCAGCTAAACGTCTTCCTTTACTTTGTGATACTAGATCTGTTGCCATTATCGAGCCCCTCCGAAGATGTCAGCAGACCGGAGGCCTCTTAGTCCTAGTGATATGCGAGCAATGTCTTCAGAGTTATCGAGGCCGGTGTTCTTTAGTGCGGCAATTGAGTTTACGAAGGTGTTCCTAAGGGATTCGTCGAACTCTCTATTAAATTGAACCTTAGCAGTATCAAGTTCATCCTTAAATGCTCTTGCGCTTCTTGCTCTTGCAAGGTTCCCCTCGGCCCCAGCTCTTGATCTATTTAACCCTTGTACAAGGGCCTGAGCCTCCGCCGCTTTCCCTGCTTCTTCGATAGCTGATTCCTGCTGCGCCCTTGTCTGTGCAACTCCGGCTGTTCTTGACCCTTGCTCTGCGGTAACGGCTTCTTCGGCCTGCTCGAATGCGCGCCCCGTCTTCTTTAATGCTTTGTCACGCAGCTTGCCTACAGTTTGATCCGATAAACCGGTGATGGCTTTTTGACGGTCAAAAAACTGGGTCAGAAGATCTCGCGTCTGCGCTTTCCTCGTTCCCACCTGCCCACGTAAGCTCGCAAAAGATTTCATCAATGCTTGCTCTAGCTCGGTTGCCTTTGCGGCCCTATCACCAGCAGCCGACTCGGCTTCAACTTGAGCCGCTCCTACCGCTTTATCTTCTTCTATTGCTTCAGGCCTTTGGGACGGCGAATGATATACGGTCTGAGGTAGCTGCGGTGTCGTTGGGTTATAGGGATCTTGATTGGGAGCTGGGGCAGCGGGTCTGCCTGGAAGCGGTGTATCAAGTGGCTGCCCACTAGTTTCTGGTGCTGTCGGTGCTGCCGTTTGAACGGCACCAAGTTTTGGAACTTTAGTTTTAGGCCGTAAGAATATAGTTGCCATTAGACAGGTCCCCTTACATTCATCCCGATCTTAAATTGATGCACCTTAAACCCTTGATTCACGGTGTTCTGATTATCGAACCTAAGTTGGATGCGATGCCCCTTGGTTCTTCCAACACGGAATCGCTCTTCCTTATCATCCACATTCGCACTCCAGATCCCCACACCCCAGATCATGGTGCCCCAGACAGATGGAAGTGGATTAAGGTTGATTGTAAATACGTCTCCCGCTCCTAGGTCTCCGTCGATTCGGTAGCGCACATTCATATTATAGTCGCCGAGCTTCTCATGCCATACATAAAGCTCTCTAAAATCCTTTTTAAAGCTCTCTAGATCTAGCTCATCGCCACCAAGCTGCTTACTGAACCAGTAGCTATTAATCGCGGCACCCGCGTCATTGTAAGTAGTAGTGAGTAGTTTGTGAACGAAGCCTGTAATGTTAGATGTTCCGGCATAGAAGTTACCGCTATGAGAGATAAACTGAGAGGATTCTATCCCTGTCCACTTAGACCAACTCCCTGGCTGCCCCTTCGTCCCAAGACGGTTCAAGTCTAACCAGTAGATGTGCTTATTGAAAGTATCTGTGCCAGTAGTACAGGCGATATAAAGACGGTTCTCGAACAGCTCCATCGCAATATCTGGCCAGTAGGTTCTGGGCAGAGCGATTAGATCCGGTTCTACCTTCTCAGATAGGTTCTTAGTCCTCAGCTTTGTATCTGACGTGTTATCGACAATAAGCCCTGACAGAAAGTGAAGACCTGTGAGCTTGTTATTTTGCCGTCCAATGAACAGACACCCATTCTCTGATAATGCGAAAGCTCTTGCGCCAACTATTCCCAAGTTAGATGGGTTATTAATTACTGACCATGTAGCTGCATCTGTGGGATCTTCTGTGAGGATCTGATAGTTGTCGTTATCTTTGAAGGCTGTAACGATATCGTCGTGAGAGACAACACAGATGATGGTCTCACCATCTCTGTTATTTAGTGGTTCGAAGTTCTCCACCTCAGAGACGAACGGGTTTTCGAAATTAGTATAACGAAGTAAAGAGCGGTTCGAGGAGTCATCAAAAAAAAGCCTCTCTTTATGAAGTGTAATAGTCGTGAACGGCGTTGGCTTAGTCCCATCTTCAATAGCATCTACCCCCTCAGCTCCTGGTGCCACCGTATCTGCAAATGTTGTGGTTGTATTATCGGTGATCGATCCAATCCTTCGAAATGGGCCAGAGACGTTGGTCGACCGATAGACTCTTCGGTTATTAACTCCAGCTAATGATGATCCAACAGGGATATCGGTAAGGCCTATGGTCGATGTAACCGCAATCGTAACTCCCGCTGATACAGACCCTACCTGACCTTCAACAGCCTGAGAGTTGACGAAGCTTACGGTGTAGTAATACGTGCCTGCTTGAATACTACCCGCCGATGTTCCAGATCCTGTTGTGGCCGATGGGGTATCAATCCCCATGTTGTAAAACGATGATTCATTCTCATACTTCCATGGACCGTTCGTTCCATCTGAGGAAAAGAGAATTCCCTGATAAACAACCGACGCTACTTTCGCCCCACTTGCGTACTTCCCTTGAGCCGATGGCACCGTGACGAAGGTCGTGCCAGATGCTCGATACATCGAGCCACCGGCCCATGCGACCATCGTTCCGTTATAAGAAGCAAGCCCGTCAATCTTATGACTACCTATTAACTGAGTGTTAAACTTCTCGCTCCCAGGACGCGTTTCTGCAGAGCCAGAGTCATCAAACACCACGTTAAGACAGTCTGGAGATTCCTGCTCTTCAATCTTAGATGGAGCATCTTTCGTATTGAGACCGCCATCTAGGCGCTCAATCGTGAAGCGAATTCTTGTCCCTACTCGTTCGACCTTAGACACGCTTAGATTACCCCTGAATCCGTCTCTAAAGAGCTATCTGAATCAGCCACTCGAAGTGGCCCGCCTGTATGTCTGCGCATTTGTGCGTATCGCTTCATGTTCGGGATATGGAAGTTTAACCATTTTGCTTCATACTTGGCTGAGAAGGCGTTGTTTAAGTCTTTATCAAACATCATGCTGATTACAGCATCTGCTACTGCTGAGTGGAACACCTCTGGGATATCGACGGTCGAAGATCCAGACGTAATCGCACTCTGCTGCTTTTCCACATAAAGCGTCACCGTCTCAGCTGCATTCGGGGTTGGATAGAAGATGATCTTATCGGCCCAAAGGACGTGCTCAAAAGGGGTCCCTGTTGCTGCAACGCCTGTAGGTTGGCGGGTTTCGAACTCTCTTAGTGAAATAAGCTTGGTTGGGCGCCCATCATACTGGACGCGGCGGATTCTGATGACGTTAGACGGATATGAATAACTTTGAGTGCTTGCGACTGTAGTTATCGAGGTATCAATGGCTTGAATTAGGCCAACGACGGAGACCACATCGTTACATTTCGCTTGAATGAGCTGATAGAGCTCTGTGTCCGACCAATTCGTGTCTGATTCAGCATTATGAACACGTCGAACATAGTCGGTCATCTCTGTAACAGTCATTTATCCCCCTGAACGTCATGCCTTGTCGTCCTCCTCTGGAAGGGGAGCACGATCAGGATGCTTTTTGGTCATATGAGTCTTTAAAGCAGTACGAGTTTTGAATGTCGTTCCCTCTTCGCAAATAGGACAAACATTCGCAGCTGCCTTCTCAATCTCTTTTTCTTCTTTCTCTAATTCCTTTTTAGACTTGCCGGTCGCCGTTTCTCTTTCTTCATCCGTTAGCTCAAGCGTCCAAAGAGCTTTACGAGGAGTAACGATGGTTCCATCGGGAAGTGATTCAGCCGGTGCCTTTGGCTGGGCTAAGAACCTACGAGCTGCTAAGAACTGCATCAACAGCACTTTTTCATTGTTTGGAGGCACCGTGATCGGGGCCCCACGAAACGTCTCTGTATATGGCACTAGCTCTCGATTGAGAACCCACACTAGACGGTTAGAACCAACACCCATAGGCGCAGTTTGGTCAGTCGACTGGACGGCTGTAACTTGCATGCCTTACTCCTTCATATTCATGAATCATCTGCAGTGATTAAAATCAGCGTGTTAGTTGCCGATCCGGTAACTGCGGTACCAAAACCAATGGTCACAAACGGAACTCCTGCGACCTGGTCAAATGACCAAATTCCACTATTCGCTGTAGCAACGGTTTGAGAACCATAAGTAAAAGCTGTAACGCCTGACTTGTAAGCTCCACGAATCTGTAGAGTGGCGTTCCCGCTACCTGCGTTCCATGTTTGAGTGTCCGATGAGTAAACCCACATGCGTGCAGCATTCCCAACATACTGGGCAGTGCCAGCATTCGTTGCACCAGAGGCGAAGGTATAAGTGAAGTATTTAGAGTTGTGCGACATCTAGTTTTACCCCTGCTTTCCAAATACAACGACCGTATAGACACGGGTGCTCACGCAGTTAGTCATTGAAATCTGACCCGTTATCTGTGTCCCGGTTTGCCCCTCGTTAATCTTCATCCTTGGAAAAGGCGCATCCGATTTAATGGTATATTGTGCAAATGAAATAGGGCCAACCCCAGGATTAAAACTTATCGCACCCGCATCCGCCGTTACATCCATAACTTTCATCATAAGATCGCCAACGCATACATGTGGAGAAACTAGCTGACTGACTGTAGGTGCCATTATCAAGCCCTCCCATAAACTACGACACGATACACATCGTTTGCCGTACAGTTAGTAAGACCAATTGCACCGATAATGGTCGTAGACGCTGGGCCCTGGTTAATCGTCAAGTACGGCGACACACCCGAAACGGAATTACTCTTAGGATATAACTGTGCTGCAAGCACTCTGTTTAGTCCCGTCTGAATTGTTCCAGTCGTTGCATCAGCAGTAACGTCCACAATCCGATATACGACATTTCCGGCATACGTTTCCAAAACTTTACTTTGTGAGAAGGCCATATACTTACCCCTTTGCAAAAACAACTACGTGGAATGTATCGCCCGCCGTAACGCCCGTGAGCGACAAGACCCCAATCGACGCGACTCCCGATGGATTAACATTCTCTAAGACCCTAGGCATTGGCTCGTCTGCTGCAACATTACTTTTAATTCCAACAAGTGCCGCATAGATTCGACCCATGCCCGGATTAACACTTCCAGTTGCCGCGTCTGCATTTAGATCAAACATCCGAACCTTGTAGTCACCGATAACTGTATTCGTAACCACATTCGTCATTGAAAATGCCATTTTGAAACCCCCTAAAACATTATAATATCTTTGTCGTACTTTGGATTGGTGAAAACTTCTTTAAGATCGAACTCTATCCGATTGAGTGTGTTACCTTTGATATCTCGTTCCTCTAAGAAGCTCTTCTCTGTCATTCTGTATGGAACAAGCGCATCCTTCAATGACATGTATTGGAACTGTCGAATGTTCCCCTCTCTATAGGCCCCAAGCAGCCCTTCAGAGCAGTTCACATACCGCCCTGGAACGGAGCATGCGATGTGGTCTAGATAAAACTTGAAGTTCAAATATGAACCCCATGTTTTCCTTAAGTTACCGTAGCAATCTGGCCATACGATGTAATTACCCATATTGTCATAATGGGTTTTATAGGAATGAAATGTGTTGTTATAATCGAAGCAGAAATCCGCACCAACAAAGTGAACTACATCTGATCTTAAAACTACTTTGGTAAAGTAAAGACAGGCTCCAAGCGCGTTTCCACCCGTTCCTAGGTAATGCTTAAAGTTCTCGATCTTATCTAACTCTTTCCTAAATCCCTCTTCAGGGATGAAACAGTTGAATAGATTAACATCGCCTTGCCAATCCTTGAACAATTCAGGATGTGAACAGGTATAGGCAAGAAGTTTCTGCCCCTTTGTCTTATCCCAGTACTCTTGTTCTTTGCGTCCTTCATTAATATCACGAATTACGATGTCACCTGCATCAAGTGTCATCCAGTAGTCGGCTTTGATTCCCTCATCCATGAAGTAGCCAAAGTTATGAAGACACGAAATAACGGTGAGAGGATTCCGCATCGATTGATTCTGTTTTAGCGCGTCAATCGAGTGTTTCAACGATGGGCCTGAGCCTGCAATTATCGATGGGACATATGGAGTGACAGATCCGTAAAGCTTGCCAACTGAGTGGTCATGGAATGAGCCGAACTTCTCTTTAGTTTGCGCGTATTGCTTCAGCCAAATATCATGCCATGTCTTAATGGTAATCTGGTCGCCCTCACAAGCTCTAGCAAATATATTCCCTTGAGATGCGGGCGGGCCATCAATAAGAGGTTGGTAGATAAGGTCTATGTCTATGTTTCGAAGCATTCATTTGCCAGAGCCAAGGGGGCTCTCTCGCTAGAGAGCCCCCTAACCCTATCCCTTACCCCTAGTCCTTACTCGAAATTGACGATGCAATCTCCGGACTTGGCACCCGTTGTGACAGTCTTAGAGGCTGCGCCACCAAGGTTTACACCTACTGCAATGTTTCCCGTGAGCACGCTCTGTGGGAACAGTTCAACTGCTCCGTCAGAACCGACAAAGAATGCCGATCCAGTTGGAACGCTTGAAGCATCGCCAACCATAGGCACACGACCCTTAACAACACCCCAGAAATAGGTGCCAGTCGTAGCCGTTGCGTTGTAACAAACTCCCGCCCCGATATTATCGAAGGTTTTGGAAGTTGTCGTAACAGTTATTGAATACGGACCGGCTGATACAATCGGAGTAAAGCAGAAGCCTGGGCTAATCTGCGAATTCCCCGAGTTATAAAACAACCGATACTTTTGTCCCGCTTCGACCCGAGCTTCTCCCAGCGTGTATCCACCCGGTAGGGTAGCTACAACTGCGGAGACTGTCCCAAGGCCAGCGTCGACCATATGTCTTACGTCATTAGGCATTGTACTAACTCCTTACAGTTAATTAACTGGTTAAAGCCGTCATTGCGCCCTGTAAACGAGGAGAGTCGCAAATCAACTCACCCATCCAAAGGAACTTTGCAATCATCGCATCTTGATCGTGAAATTCCTGGAAATCTTTGAATTCCCCTGGGAACTTTCGCTGAGAATGCGATACCAATTTAACGTGCTTCATATTGTGGAAAATCATGTGGCCAGAAGGCGCATAACTGTCTTCCATCACAGGGGCACCGTTACAAAGTAGATTCTTAAATCCCGCAGATGCGGAATCCGAATCTGTGTATCGCTGAGCTGGCACAAGCAACGACCAGAAACTATTAAACAGAGTCTCTGTGGTCGTGATTAAGTTGGGTCGCTCAGTTGGAGGCTGGGATGCCGCTTCGTAGCGTTCTTGCATCTTTGCCAAGGTCAATGTTGTAGTGGTCGAGTCGATCTGTGCCTGTAGCCAGGACTCACCTGACGATGCGATTCCACCATAGGTGTTGGTCGTGCTCAAATAAACTCGGTTTCCTGTGATCGACTGAGTATCGGTACCTGCGGAGTAGATTCCCGTACCAAAGTTATCCTTGATATCCTCTTCCGCTGCTTCGAACTCACTCTTCACATGATCGATGACCTTGTTCTCGCCCGCATTCTTGAGCTTATCGAGTCCAGTAATGGACACGTTCAAATAATGCTGTTTCCAATCGAAGACGAGTGCCGTTTTCTTCTCATTATAATTCGTCGATAAAACCTGACCGCCCGTATACCATCCACGTGCAGAGAAGCGAGCATACCGGACTGGAACTCGAATATCGGTTCCGCCGTCTTGAGTAATCATGCCGCCATTCTTCTGCATGTAGAACAGTAAAGCATTTGATAACAAGACGTTATCAACTAGCTTGGGGATAAATCCTTGTCGGCTGATCGCATTGATAGCCGTGACTGATACTGTCATTGTTGAGTCCCCTCTTAACTTTAGTTAGTTTACACTTCACATTGAAGTATAAACGTTCGTTTTATGTCCCTTGAGCTGAGAGTTCAGCGTAACGGGTTTTCATTTGCTCCGCTATCTGGTCGTAGCTCGCCCTTCGCGGATCGAACTGCAGAGTGTTCCCGCTTGTCATCGGTTTCTCTGACGTTGCTACAATCCCGGCACGCGCCTTGTCTTTTACCTGCCTAACTGCATCGTTTCTCGCCCTTAATTGGACGACCTCGAACAGCTTTGGCTCTAGGTATTCAAGAGCTGCGGCTCGGAATGATGGAATCTTGCGATCGACCCCATGCGCAACTATCTTAGCCCAGAGAGCTGTGCCTTCTGCATCTCGCTCATCTAGGTTAATTTCTTTGAAATCTTGCTTGAACTTAGTGATCTCTGACTCAACTTCCTGAACATCGGCTTGTGTTTGAGCGTCTTCTCTCTCTTTTTGCCAAGAGCTCTTAAACTCGCTCATCTCACCAAGTTGTTTTTCTAAATTAGTAATTTTCTCGATAAATGGCTGGAACTTACCCATCTCATCAGGCGCCTGTTGTGCCACCTGATTCTGCATCAAGTGCTTAGACTTATTCTGGTACATATCCCAGATAGTCTGGAACTCTTCCGGGTTCTTCTCGCTCCACGTCTGAAGTGGCTCATACTTAGAATAGAATTCCTTGTACTTGCCGTAATCACCCTGCTGCTTTTGGAATTCCGACTTCTGAGTGTTAAAGTCTTTGAACTTATCTTCTAGGTGAGCGGCTTGCCGATAGGTATTTACGAGCTTTGAATAGGGAACCTTTTGAGCTTTCCCATCATGCGTAAGCTGGAACTCATAGTTGGTTGGAAGCTTTAGCTTCTGATTCTGATGGGTAATCTCAAAATATTCTTCTGGTGTAGTGGCTTGTGCCACATCTGTAGCAGGGGATGCGGGTGCAATCTGTTCAATATTAGAGCCTTCAGGTGTTATCCCTGCATTCGCTAAGTACTCTTGATCGCTAGGCATATGCTTTACAACCCATTACAACTCTTTACAGCATAAAAACTTTTATGTTAGGCGGGAATGGCTCTGGCACCCGGGCCTTGAGCCTGATCGGCGGGCATCGCACCCTTCGCACCCATCGCCATCTCTGGAGATTGAGCCCCTTTTTGGGGAGCTGCTTCGACTTGACCTGTTGCAATAGAGAGGAACTCTCCGTATGCAGCAGCTGCCGCATTCAAAGCCTCCATTGCTTCAGGCGGGGCCCCGGCCGATTCGACTGCCTTTTGAAGATTCATCAAAGCATCTTCAATTGCCTTCATTGCCTGTAAAGCCTGTTCTTGTGATGCTCCGCCTTCAGTAGGAACGGGCGCTTCAGCTGCCATTACTTACCTTCTTTCTTAAATATATTGTATTACGGAAGCAACGCTTTGATCTGAACCAGAATCGCAGCAAGGCCGTCACGTTCTGCAGAAAGCGCGTCTTTCTCAACCTGCAGAGCCGCAATCTGTGCCAACAGTGCATCAATATCCGCATCAGGAAGTGCGTTGATTGCATCGATGGCCGCTTGAAACTTCGCCTCAATCGCGGCGTTTACCTCCGCAATCAGCTCGGCCTTCTTTACCACTAACACTTCAACTACTTCTGGCTTCGTCATTACCCAATCCTCCCATTAAAATTTGTATGATTAGTTAGAGTACTATACTAGTTTACACTACTTTAGAACCAAAAATGACACAATTTAATTAAGTTTCCCACCTAATGCCGCCTCGTATTTAGTTATTAGTTCGTCGAGAGCTTTTCCATAGACATCCCCTTCGATAATACTGCGGGTCGCAACTAGAATTTGGATGAGGTGATACTCCCTCAGCGTGTTTGGCGCGTCCCAGATCTTCTTATCTTTCGCCAAGAGTTCACACCACTTTAGTAGCTTCACACTCATGGCGTAAAATACGCGATTGGAATAGACCTAGAAGCCTCGGCCCAACGCTCAGAGCCTGTGTAAATAATCGGCCACTCATCTTCTTTTACCAAGGCGAGCGCTTCTTTGATTTGGTTGTCTTTCCAGTAAGGCGCCTGATCCCCATAGAACCAAAGCAGTGGAGCGTTTAAGATGAACTTGTGATGCTTCCGTAAGAGAAGCTCGGTATTCATTCCACCTGCCCTATACCCATTCGCATTCACAAACGATGGGGATGAGTACCTTCTGTCTATGAAGATCACACGAGGAAGCGATTCTATGACAGTCTCAATAAGCCTAGAGTATTTCGAAAACAGCGGATCTCCCTGTCCAACATTCGCATACCACCAGACGTAACAAAGATCAGGTGGTAACGTCTTAAGGCATTCTTTCAGTTTGTCGAAGTCTATCTCTTGGGTGCCTTGGGTGAAGGGCTTAATCGAGAACTCGGTCTCTAAGATGAAAAGATCTGACCATGTTAGTCTCGAGAGTTCCCTGACAATCAGCGAGAACGCTTGCCACTGCGTAAGATCATCAAACTGGGTAATCGTAGTACGTGTCGATAGACCACCCGTTATCCTCGTTAGGCCGCCTACTTTCTTCCTTAGTTCCTTGAACACGAAGACAGCATAATTGGTGCGTGCTGTGATAAATATGTTGGTTACTAGACCCGATGTTACCCAGGTCTTTACACCCGTAAACATCCGATCCCACCCAGGCGATCCGACAATAGAATTATACTCTAGCCAAGGTACTAACTTCAGAGATCGCCCGTCTTTCTTATCTCACGTTCATGGTCCTCGTTCTCTAACGCGTAGATAGAGAATTTGCCTGCACGTGTTCCAAGCTTAAAGTAGATCACTTGTATCATGGCGAACGAATATCTCATGTTTGCGACTTCAAAGAATCGACTGAAGTTAAATTCCTCAATCATGAAAGGCTCGCCTAGCGGTTTGGACATGAGAGATAATTTTGTATTTTTTATGACATTAATTTTATCAAGCATTGGCTGTGACAACATTTACATATCTCCCAATTTCTGTAGTTCGTTATAGTGTGGTTCGTTTTGTGCTGCGGCCACTAAAAACTTACCCTGATGAATTGGACTTGTTGGCTTAAACCAGGTGACCGAAACCACGGTGAACGGATAATACATATTGGCAGATTCTAGAAAGCTGATACTTGTAAACTCCTCGATCTTGAATGGCTCCCCAAGTGGAGTATCCATAAGCGAAAGCTTGAGCGCCTTTATCTGATTGATCTTATCAATCATCGGTTGTGACAAAGCCATATTCACCTCCATTTATAAAATTGTAGCCCCTAGTATATTAGCACCCTTTATCCAGACAGTAGCACTGTCTTCGAGTTGAAGCACAGCGATATTGCTATTCGATATCGTCGTTGTTCCTAATGCTGTAGCTCTTGCCCATTGTGTTTTCCATGTAGTAGAAACGGAACTTAACGTTTTCCTTGAAACTGTGAATACTGGATTTTGGACTACTGAGTTTAAGACTGCTGGCTCATTTTGAGCCTCTAATATTGTCGTTGCATCCTGTAGTACTCTCGCCTTGGTACTGTTTGTCGCTGTGTTGTTTGTAATATGAGAATTAGAGATAATTACATGATTAAATGCTGCTGGAATATCAGTGAGTGTTACCTTATCTTGAAAAAGTCCAGTGGCGTTCGTAGATGTCCCTAACGATTCTGAATAGTAAATCCTGCGAAATAAATCTGTCCGCATAGCTATAATTGTTGGGATTCTTATTACTGAGCTTCCAGACGTGATTGATCGAAACATGATATCCCAACTTTGCGCACCCGTTAGCGATGCCTTCGCAATTATCCCCCATGGAAGAAGCTCGCCATCGGGTGCTCCATCGTCTACCTCTGCAGTAGTAACTCGATGCTGAGCAAGCCCATAGTCAGTGGTCCCATCCGTGAGTTTTGTTTCAGTGTTTGTTCCAGTTTCATCTTTCGTCACAGAACAAGAAGCAAGTATCAGATATTCGGCTGTTCCATCTACAGTGAACGATAGATTCACAGCAGATGTGAACGTAGAACTCGACGTTGCCGTCGGCTCGCCGAGTGCAGAGAAGTCTTGTGGAGTTTTTTTAACCGCAAATATGGCCATCTGTCTTATAGTCGCTGTTCCACTCGCCATTTATGGTTCCCAACTTCCGAAATACATCGAAATTGCAAAGTCTTTTGGGTCCGCTGGAATATCATTATCTGTGGTTGAGATTGTTTGAATGAACGGCATTCCAAAATAATCAGCAGTATCTTTCGAATGCACTTGATAATTATAAGTGTTACCAACCGATGATTGATCGTTAATCATAAAACACCGGCCAGTATTACTACCAGTTCCAGGAGCATTATTCAGTGCCGTACAGCCAATTACGAAATACTCATCCCCAAGTGCTGCGGCTGTAAATGTGAGTGTTAGCTGTTGGATTAGTTCACTGGTAGTAGAGGCCCCAGCCACATCTTCTGCAAAAAAGCTTTCTCTCGTGGTCATGGGAGTGAGTCCAAATGATCTTTCATTGTCTGCAAGACTGTGTGGTCACCACTTAACACCGCATTCATAATGATGAGTATCTGGCGTCTAATATTATAAGTCCGCTCGAATCGTGTATGCCTAGAATCTAGCGCTTGCTCGGCAAGAATCTCTGTCTCAACTTCTATCCACCATGCATTAAGTTCGGCTAGCGGAGGTACTAGGCCATTGAATACGACTAATGTATTATATCGATTTCCCTGAATTCTCCATTCGAGGGATTCGTATCTCCTAGAAAGAATCTGGACATAATTTGGTTCGCTCACGCTTCAACCCTCATTGTGAAATTAGTACACGTAATAGTATCGGCGGCATCGGCACCCGCGCCCCAAGTGGCAGTTAGATCCATGGCCTCAGACGTGGTACCAATTGTCACCGTTGCAGTAGATGACATCTCCCAAATGGTTGGACTTCCCGCAGCAGTCGCAGTTGCCATGTGCTCGAACCATCCTTGAGAAAACACTGTGGTGGTTGTACGCCCTGTCAGAGTTGCATGGATGTGCCATTCTCTATTCGCCATTGAGCCTGCTGTGGTTGTTGCCGCCGTTTGACAGAGTACCGTTGCGCCCTTCTTAATCTTGAGCTGCAAAGTAATTGGAACAACTTCAGTCGAGTACACACCCCATGCCTCAATAACTAGAGTCTTGCCTGCAAAGAAGAAGCTTGCAGGGAGTGTGAGCGTTCCGACGCCAGATCCAATTATTGTAGTCTCGCTAGTAGTGTTGGTTACTGTTGCAGAAGCAGTAGAAACATAGAGTACGCCTGGCTGATAAGTCTTAATCCCAGTATTGATAAATTGAACAACTGTCTTCTGGGTTGAGTCATACCATCCATCGCCGTCAGTTGGAGATGTTGGGGCTGCACCACTGCCCATTCGATACATTGGCTGGCCAGTATCTGATGCACCAAAGTGACAAATCCCACCAAGCCTTAGATCGTTGAAAAGATTCGACGCTTGGCCCAAGTCTATTTTACGAGTTGTCTGGGCGTACATCTTTCTAAGGGTCGAGTCCCCTAGGATTATGTCCCCAACCTTTCCTATCTCTGTGAGTGAGTTCCCCTCTACGGTTAAAGTGTCCGCAGCACGTGAATAGATTCTATTTGTAGGTGCTCTAAACCGGGCCTCTCCTGCTGAAGCAAATGTCATATTTCCTGAGTTTGAAAAATTAAGTAGATCAGTAGTTGCTGAGTTTTCTATTACCAAAATATCAGCAGTTTGTGTTCCGTTACCTTGGATGATGAATTGAATCTGATCTGTGTCGCCATCGATTGTTACTTTAGCGCTAGATAGTGCCGCTGTGTTTCCAATTACGACTTCATCAGTCGTGGTAACGAGTCTGACCACAGTTCCATCATCTTGCCATCCAGAGGCTGAAGAAAGTGATGTGTTTGCAATTGTGACAGTGTCAGTCGCTGAGTCTCCAGTAACGGTGATCCCGGTTCCTGCAGTTACGGTTAAGGTATCGGTGGGAGAATCTGCTACGAGTGAGGTGCCAGACGTGGTCGAAATAGTGGTAAACGAGTTTTGTGCGAATACAGTAGGTGGGAACTGTACAACTTGTTCATTTTGGCAGTCGCATGACATTAACCACTGGTCTCCTCTTCACCGAAACCAGTGATATTGAGTGCATTCGCAGTGCCTGAACGGAAGAGCAATCTGCCCGTTTTATTGCTCATAAGCCAACATGTGGCCCACGAGTGAGTTGAATTCGCGGGGAGGGCCACGTCATAAGCGAGAGCATTTGATGTGGTCGCAGAGGTCCCGTTGTCATTGATGTGAATCCTATAGGTCGCAGCAGACGCGGTTACATTGCAGACTTCGACTCTTAAGATTTTGGTAAATATGAAGTTAGATTGCGCCGGGATATAAACAATCATCGCATCAGTCGACGACGGGATATTCTGAAATAACTGCCCCCTAAATACTGGCATTACTTCGCTGCCTTTGCGGCTTCCGCTTGCATGCCTTGTTCTTTGGCTTGGGCTGCTTGAGCTTGCATGCGCTTGATGACTTCTTGGTAGGCTGGCCAGTCAACGTTTTTGAGAAGTTCTTCTTGGTCAATTGCTCCTCTATCGAAGTATTGGAAGGCCGTTTGACTCTTTTGAACTTTCGCGAATGGTAAAGCAGACCCAGAGGTGACACGGACATCGGGAACCCCCTTTATTACCACATCATGTGACTCTTCTATATCTAGCGCACCCGAACCATCGGTACGTAGGTATCGAATCTTCGCAACTTTCTGCCCGTTTTCATAAGTCGGGATATACAATTCTATTGCCTGAGGATATCCATCTGCATTAGTTAGACGAAACACCCTAGGCTCGGTGTAACACTGAAGGATCTTTCGCAATACCAGATCTCCAATATCGTGCAGGAACTTTTCTAAGAAGCGGTTCTTATAACGAGGGCGAGTTTGTGACGCCTCAACGTATCCTTCGAATAGAACAGCTGATGTTGCGCCTGGCTGATTTGCGCCGCGAGATGCGTCCTGAAGACCTTGAATCCTGTCCGCTATACCAAAGCCTTGATTTAGGATCTCGAATGATTGTGGAGCAATGGCTAGACCGGGCTCTTGCCGATACCCGTTCATGTCTTGAGTCTCTACGACAAGCCCGGGCTCATTTGTTAAGGTCTCAACATCAATCCCGCTCTGAGAAGAAACAATGATCCTTGGATTCGCGTTCATTCTGAAACAATCAAGAATATAGCTCCATGTATAATTAACGATCTTGTTTGGACCCTTCATGTGGGTTACTTCGTTTTCCCCTGCGTACTCTCTTGGGTATCCGTAGTTTACGAGCTTAGCGATTGGGAATAGGTCGTGGTCATAGGGAATCCACTCGCCCTTCTTCTTATATCCTGGTGGTCCGTCTCTAAGGATTACTGCGTTTGCTATTTCGATATATCGGCCGGTTGGGTATTTCTTCTTTAGGACGTATTCTTTTTTCCCAAACTCATCTTCATTTACTAGTTCTTCGAGTGTATCGTCTCTAAGCCAGCAGCAAATCTTGAGGGTGAGGGGTTCTCCCCCTTCGTCATTGGGAGCAGAATCACCGGATGATGGGAGGCGAGAGGGAGAATAAGGGTCATAATTGAGAGCTGAGCGGTGGAAGACAGTTTGATCACTCCGCATCCGCATGTTCGCAATATCTTCCTTAATCTTCTCCTTCTGCTCTGGGTATTCATGTCGTAGCTCTGCCGTGGGAACAGGTTCTGCATATATGAAGTACCTGCACTTTCTTGTACCATAGTTAATGTCAGATGCTCTTGGGTCCCAATAGCAATAAAATGGGTCAAGTACCTTAATGCATATGTCACCTAAGCCTTGTTCCAGATCTTCATCCCATCCTACTTGGGCGTGAGCTACGTGATAGATCTTCCCATCGATTAGTTCGTCTGAAACCATTTGGTTCCACGAGTACTTATCCCATAGATTTGCAACTACTTCTTTTAAGACTTTGGTGAAGGCGTCGTCAGAGAACTCTTGGCTTGTGAACTCGAACTTAGGACGCGCATCCGTTTGAATCGCGACCTCAGTCATGATGGATGCCCACGTGATGTTAACAACCTCGTTAAATCGCCACCTGGGGCGTTCGACTGGCCATTGTTTACCGCCGATTACAAACTCGTAATTATAACGCCAGTCGGTATCAAACTGTCGTCGGTGGCGTTTAGCTCTCGTCATGAGCTCGTTAACCATCTTGATCACGTCTTTATCGGCTTCGGGTTGGTTGGGGTTTACCCCTTCGAAGGAAGAAACAACTGCCTCGTGCTCGCTGATAATGGCCAAATGAGTTCCCCTCTTGATTAAAGCGTGTATGGTTTACGTTGTCGCTTGACCGATTGCATCTTATCGCTACCGACCGATTCGATCTTCATTCCGTACGTATCATTAGTTTTTCTAATAGTATCTTTTAGGTGATGATCGCTCTTAATCACCTTACCGAAGGCGTGAGAGTAATGGGCGTCACAGCCTTTGATTGCGAAGAGGGGTGGGCAGAACTGCATATCCATAGGTTGTTCGCATTCTCCGCAGAACTCTTTTTCGTCGGCACGTTTCATTGGCTTCATTACTTCTCGTTCTTGTCTGCAGTGAGTGCACCGATAGAGGTAGATCATAGAGAATCCCAAGTCCTTCCTGATTTTACCCTTTTGCGAGGGTCAAATGTATCAATTTTTAGTGCTGATATACGAGTGCTTTTTACCCTCACCTCTTTATCCCATAGGTGCATCGTTCCAACTGTGAGGTATCGATCGCAGTCCATCAAGTGATCGTTAAGTGGAACGGGCTTCTCGGTCTTATATGATCCCTCGTCTGTCTCATCATAGTGGTAGGTCTCATACTCATCTAGCGTGTGCGGGAGTTGAGAGGCGAAGAGCATGAAGCGGTTCGACTTGATGAGCTGAACGTGCTTGAGGATGCCGGCCTCTACTCCTTTAAACGATTCTCTTCCGACTTGGAAGCCAGAGGCTTGAAGACCCGACTTGTTAAAGGCTTCGATCATGTCAGGACGAGCTGGATCGCAATAGAAATGCTCTATGTTGTATGTGGCCTTCTTGCTTCGTGCGATCTGCACTTGTCCGTTTGGATCGAGGCCTGCTTGTTTGAACTCAGAGACATCGTAGACATAGCCACTGGGAGTGAAGGCGCGGACCTTGAGGCCGAACTCATGGCCTTCGACGAAGCCGAAGTCTATGCCTGCGAAGTATCTTGTTCCAGGCTCTAGGGTTTTAGGCTTGATAAGAATCTCTGAAGGAAGTTCATAAACAAGGCCTGCCATCCTTTCGTGTTTTCCCATGAATTTGCGGCGGAACGTCCTAGCATCAAGAAGCTGCCTTTGGCGTTCGAACTCTTCTTTTGGGAACGAAGGGTTTTCATCAGACGAAAATTCAACATAACAGATATCCTCCCTCTCCTTGTTCTGAAATGGCTTGATCACCTCATGGAACAGCCAGTTTAAGGCATATGGGGTAGATGTGTAGATGGTCTTCCCCCCGAGTCTTGCAACTCTAGCCTGACAGTTTACTTTAAAAAGTCTAGAGCATTTGCCTGCTTCATCGATCCAAGAGTGGGCACAGTCTGGGATACCTTCGACCTGGTCTGGATCGGTTGCCGTACGAAAGTAGACGAAGCCACCGTCACGCAAGATGAACTTCGAATCCTTGGCATTATAGTAGCCATAGGCTTTGGTGAAAATTTTCTTAAAAGTTGGAAGGAGTGATTGTTCTAGGATCTTGTAGGTGGGTGCGCCTACGAGGAAGTTGGCATTCGGGTATTTATTAAGGGTAATGAGTCTAAGAAGTGCGATTGACCCCCAAGAAGTTTTTCCACCTTGTATGCCACTGACAAGCGCGATCTCTCGAATGCGATCATTTGTGAGTGCTTGGTAGGCTTCGTTTTGGAACTTGTGGAGTTTGAATCGTTTGTCTTCCATCTCATTGTTTGAACTTATCCTCGCCTTTGGCGTGTTCTACAATAAGAGAGTGAGTAGAGTGCTGCTCGATGTCTATCTGGTCTCGCCATCCGAAGCGATTCTTCATGTTGAAGATCCAGAGGGTTGTGTTAAGTGATGAGCCGTCTGGATCTTTCCTCAATCCTTCGATGCCAACCTTCTCCCAAAACAGCCTGCTATGAGTGAATGCGAGCTTTTTGGCCTCTTGAAACTCTGGATGAACCTTAAGCCATTCGTAGAGGTTCCCATCTGCAATATCGATAACGGCTCCGAATGACTCAAAGCTATATCCTTTGCGCATGTGTTCAATTAACATGTCGCAATATTCAGGTTTATATTTTGTGGGTCTCCCTCCTGGCATACGTTTATTCTATCATGATCTTTTAGGTTGTTCGTCTGCTAGTTCTTGCTTATAGGTTCGTGCATCAATGTTGCGGATAACACGAGCAGTCCGATCTTCGAGAGTTATATTACTTTGGAGCCCTTTTACTGGGATCTTGCCCAATCTATCGACTGTAAACTCAAGTGTTTGCGTGAGCTTGTCTATCGACAGTTGATGTGACAGCAAGGAGGACTCCATCTTTTTTTGTTTCACGTGGAACCGACACACTACGACAAATAGTGAGATTATGCTAAACCATAGTAAACTTGCTATAACTTGAGTGGTTATCACTCTAATCTCCATCCTTGACTCAAGTAACTATCTCTCAGCATTTCGATGAAGTGGCAGTCTACGTATTTACCGAACTTGAAGTATCGTTCTCTTAAGGTTCCGCAGCGTTTCATTCCTATGCGTGTGAACAGGTCGATGGCGGGATTCAAGTCGAACGTTTCGCCCCAGATAGAGTGTAGGTTTAGTTGATCGAATCCGTAACGGAAGAGTTCTTTTAGTGCGAGCTCTCCCCATCCTTGTCGGTGGTATTTGGGTGCGATAAGTAGAGAGAATTCGGCGTGTCTATGTTGATGGTGAATTGAGGTAAGTCCGCATGTTCCGACGATCTCGCCGATGCTTGGGCCTTGGCCTTCTCTTAGTTTTGTTGACAGTACTTTCACGCCGAACATTCTAACGGTCGAGTCTTGGGTTACGCGTTCGAACCAATTGTGCATATCGAACTCATTGATGATTCCGTTTTGTCGCGTCCATCGGTTAATACGTGAGTCGTTACGCCAGGCGAGTTGATCTCCTGCAATCTCGTGAGTCAGTTCAATCTTGTTTATTTTTGGGGATAGGTCCATGTTTTCTTGATATAGACGATCTTTCTATATTCTATGTTTTGGTATCCGGTTTCCGAGTGTTTTTTAGAGACAAATCTATGGGTTAAAGGGAGTTCATCTCTTAGTTGTTCGAATTCACTTGGGGATAACCATACCGCTTTTGGGCGTTCGTTCCAATGAATTGCGACAATTGCTGCAGCGAATTGACCAAATCCATCTTCTTCTAGCGATCTGGCCTTTTCGTTCATCTGGTCAGTGACGGTCATCTTTTAAAGCTAGTTTCGGGTGGTTTTCCTTCTAGTTTCACTTCGTTCCTAGTGATCTTCCCTACGACATCGTTTGCGATGTTCATTACTCGTTCGTCTATCCCCTCCTCAAGGTGTGCGAAGTTATAATAGAAGGCTTTACCGATCAGCACACCGCTTTTACACATCTCTTGCATGAAGAGTTGGGACGCATCGGTTGTGATGTCTAGCTGAGCTCTGGTTCCGTAGCCAACAAACTGGATACTCGGGTGTAGTTTGTTTAGGTTTTTAATAAGCTTCGAGCCGTAAAAGTTAAGATCGTGGAGTGACTTTTGTTCTATTTCGGTCATGGTGGCGAGCGCTGCTGCTAATGATAGGATCTCTCCTGAGTAGGTGGATGAAACGAAGTAGTCTGAGTCGTTCATGATGTCGGCTTTGCCTGCGACGACTGCTAGGGGCATGCCGTTGGCGATTGCTTTACCTAGAGTGATGATATGGGGTTTTAGTGAGAAGTAGTTGCTTATGGTGAAGCGTGGGACTCTAAATCCTGTTACGATCTCATCGAAGATGATGGGGATATCTTGTTTTGCTTTTGCGAATTCGAACAGTCTATTTAGTTCGCTCTTCCTATGATCGTTTAACTCAAGCTCTACGGGTTCTAAGATGATACCTGCACACCACTTAATGTAGGTATCTGAGGCCTTAATGATCATATCATCTATGTCTTTAAACTGAGTCATTTTAAGCGTTAGAGAATCTGGAACCCCAAGGTGTGGAGCGGTGAGAGAGGTCCAACTATCTCCGTGTCCGTGATATCCGGCCGATAAGATCTCGTAGTCTCCACTTGCCGCTCTTGCGATCCGTATTGCCGCGAGTGTGGCTTCGTTGCCAGTCTTAAGAAACCGGATGCGTTCTGCTGCAGGGATGAGCGTTTGAATCTTTTCTGCTACTTGCACCTCTAAGATGTGGGGAAGCGAATGAGAGGCGCCCTTAGATGCGGCGTCCCTTATGCTTTCAGTTACTTTTGGGTGATTATATCCAAGGATGTTCACCCCTAAGCCAGAGATGAAGTCGATATACTTGTTACCCCATGCGTCCGTTAAGTAGCAGGCGTTACCAGAGACAACATGAGATGGGTAGATGCCATCTATGAAGTGGGTATGACGTTTTGAGTTTGTTCCTGGGAATCCTTGCGCTAGCGAGTCGTTAGCACGTTCTACCCATTCCTCTGTTACCTTCATACCAATTCCTTGCTGCTTCTAGAGTTTCTTTTGTATCGATTGAGAACTTATCGATATGAACCATCTTGCCCCATCCACCATTTATCATCTGTTTATATGTGAACCCATCTTTCTTCATTTCATCGCGCCTATGGTAGCAATGATCGAAAGCAAAGAATGGATGCTCCCTATTATCTTCGTACTTGTCGTAATACTGAAGAAACGGCAGTAGGCATACTTGCACATCTTGATCTTCTGGATAAGAACGCATGATTGTGTTTGAGCAATACTGGGTTTCAGTCTTTAGAAGAATATCAATAGCCTCGACGATCACTTGTTTGTGGATGAACGGACAATCTGCGGTAATGCGAACGATCACGTCGGCATGTTGTTCAGTCGCTGCTAGCGAGTATCTTGCGACGAGATCGTCTTCTTCGCAGTGTAGACTGGAATATTCAAGACCGTGATTAGCGCAAAACTCACCGAGCTTTTCGTCCTGGACCGTTCCGATAACGATTGGTTTACATTCACCCCAAAGCTTAGTCGCTGTTTCTGCAGCCATTTTAGAATTGAGGTAACACCACTCTAAAACGGATCGCTCCCCGATCATCTCATAGATCTTACCTGGGAGTCTTGCTCCACCGCTTCTTGCTTGTATGCCGATCAGGATCTTCATTCCCCAAGTTCTCGCTTTAAGTGTTCGATTACTTCTGCGACTCTTCCCTCTTCGAATAAATCCGCAACCGATCTATGTCCGAAGCACGCGTGAGTAGAGAACCACCACTTTTTAGCCATTTCTTCGTTGAACGAGAACTTCTTCATTGTTAGGTAGTTGGCGAGCGCTTGGTTCTTCACACTGGATGCCCAGCTTCTATTGGCCGTATTATATTTTCCTCTCTTCATCTTTGTCCGTACTCAGTCACTTGGTTGGCTACATAGAGGTGTACAGCATCGGTCATGTCACAAGCCTCTTCTAGACCCCAGAGCTTAGAGCGGAAGTAGGTGTTCGGGTTTAGAAAGTGGGTAATCATCTCGACGTAAGAGTCTTCGATATCACGAAGTGAGACGTTCACTGAATCGTTGATATAGACATCGAACCTTGGGGATTCCGTCTTAAATGAGAGCGCGCATTTAAGTTTACGTGCTAAGTGAATTAGCTGGCAACAATCCCAAACCATGTAGTCGCTCCCGTGGTTAAAGTAGTTATATGAGATTTTATTGATTCCTGTTTTCTCTTTATCTGCTGACTTTGGTTCCCACTTAAGCATTACCTGAACGATTGCACGTTCCCAGTTATTAACTACATAGCCCTTCACATCGTTCTTCAGAGCAAGGTTCATCACATCTTTGCACTCGCTCATGTTCTTCGATAGTGGCTTCTCGACTAAGAACTCCCTCTTAAGAACGATCATCTCTTTGCAGATTGCAACGTGAGTGTCCGTAGGAGTGGCAATAATGGCTTTTTCAAACTCCCATGCCCTCCAAGGCATCTCTCCTTCGAACGGATCTAAAACATCGTAGGTGATAATTGACAGATCTTTGTGAGCAACTTCTACAGATTTAAGGTACTTAAGGATGGCGAGGTATCGTCTTCCGATTCGGCCTTCGTGTCCTAAGAGTAATACCTTCATATTACCTCATCGATCATGGCATTTAACTCATCATCATTAATGGCTCTGGCATTAAGGGAGGTAAATTCTTGTTTGATTGGGCTTCCACGCTTCTTTGCGGGGAACAGGTGATAAGATGGCCATATGATATATCGATCCTCTAGCTCGGTTGTCATGGCGATCTCGTCTTTCGAAATGAGAACCTCATGCATCTTTTCTCCGGGTCTTACGCCCACGGTCTTTAGAGCCTCTCGCTCGAACACATAATCTTCTCTTGAAACCCCGAGTCTCTTAACCATGGTCTCAAACAGATACTTCATCGTAGTCGCCTTCATTTTCGGGACGAACACCTCGGCTCCACGTGAGTCCTCTAAGCATGAGACCACAAACTTGGCGGCATCTCCCTTAGAGATGAAGAATCGGGACATGTCGTAGTGGGTTATCTGAATTGATTCTCTTTTTTTAAGTCTCTTGGCCCAAATGGTTGCGACTGAGCCTTGAGAACCAAAGACATTGCCGTATCGCGCGACCGAGAAGCGAGCAGTTCCACCCCCGATGTTTGCCTGAATAAATAGCTTCTCCGCAACAAGCTTTGTTGCTCCATAGACGTTAATTGGCGCAACTGCTTTATCTGTCGATGTAAAAATTGCTCTCCCCACCCCCATCTTCTTGCAGGCTGAGATAACGTTCCCAGTGCCGTGAATATTAGTTTTAACTGCTTCATCTGGATCGTACTCCGCTTTATCTACATGTTTCATGGCTGCGAAGTGAAACACCCACTCAGCTCCATTCACAGCACGTTCTACTCGTTCAGCGTCTCTAATATCGCCAATAAAGAAGTCAAGCTTAGATGACGTAAGCTCTCTCGCCATTTCGACTTGTCTATGCTCGCCACGAGAGAGAATACGAATGCGATTGATACGGGGATTAAGGAGAAGCTCTTTAACCACCTCTGTTCCGAGCGTTCCGGTTCCACCGAGAATTGTAACAATCATTTTGGGCTTCGAATGAATACGTGATCTGGGTTCACGGATTGGATATCTAAGATGAGCTTCCGCTCTGACTCGAACCGCGAAATAAGATGGGCAATAGATGTCTCGAGCTTAACCTCAGCGTTTGCTTTAACTAACGTAGCGAGCCTCTGATCGATATCGGAATGGTGCTTAGAAGACCTTTCTTGAATGGCAGCCATCGCATTAAGAAGGTCCTTCATGTCTCGTTTTAGCAGATTAACTGAGAACGCTTGTGAGGCTATGAGGAGGATTACTGAGAGAGTAAAGAATATGACACTCATCGGATCCATCTCCCCTATATATTAACCACGACAAGAATGGTCAACGAATTAGCGCAATAATGTCCTACCTTAGTCATCCCCATCGGGTCATTTCGCAGTGTTACGTATGGCATACAGCTTGCTATATACGTATGGAGAAGGAGACCAATCATGAAGCCAAATGCCTACGTAATTGAAACGCTCTCAGGAAGCCTGCAGATCACAAGTCAAACATACCCAAAAGACACGACCGTCTATCTAAACCTCAAGATGATCTCAACTGAGGGAAGAGTCAGAATTGAAGAGTTTAATGTTGCTATGGATAAAAGAGACCTAAAACAACTGGCAGCGATCTTTGCAACTTTAGCAAAGTAAACTGTCATGGGTTGGGGGGCCAAGGATTGGTCTCCTAACCCCTAACCCTTTTAAGGAGGATTCTATTATGAAGTCACTATTCGCTCTAATCGCGTTCACTGCAGTCATTATGAACTCTAGCTCGGTTTCTTCGCAGCAGATCGTCAGCGGCTATCTACGTTCGAATGGCACCTATGTAAGCCCCTATATCCGATCGACTCCAGACTCCTACAAGTTCAATAACTATGGCTGCATGACTCCGAAGCGTTAAACTCTCAGTGCCTTGGAAGGGGAAAAACATGGAACAAGAGACGTACGAATTGATCGATGGGCTGTTTTATATCGTACTGCGCTAGTTTACCGCTCTGAAGCTCTTTTTTTTTCTTCTGTGGGAACTTTGATAGGTACCGATATAAGTTAGTTCAGATCTTAACTTCTTGGGTTTGGTGACTTCTAAGTTGGTACAAGAGCTTGGGTTCCCGAATGCTCAGTACGATATAAGAGAATACAGAAGAAGAAATCATTAGAAGAAAAGGATGACCAAGCTCCCGCTGGTCGCTTGGCTCATATCGGAGGTGCTTCGACAAGATGCCCAGAGCCTGAGCAAGAGTGCGGGTAAAGCCCTGTATTCAAAGCGCAAAAGCCACTTTGGATAGAGGTATACACCCACCAGACTGAACTTATTTCATTCAAGTCCAAGCTTAAGTAACAGGTTCTCATGCCCGTCACCGTCGCAGTCGGCGTGCTGTGCTTTAAACCAGGACTTATTTAACGACATCCCTGGTCAGGTGACAGAAACCCGTGCCCTCTGTCGGAGAATTCTCTTGAGCTACTTGGGAGTGTGTGGGACTGTTCCTGCACAAGCCCTAAGTAGCTCAAGAGAGTTCTTACGTAAGAGGCCTAAGAAGTCGAATAGATTTCTAGGCCTCTTGCGCTTTTATTTCTAGATGAGTATCCATGCGGTCTAGCGGGTCAGTAAAAGAACGACACATTGAGGCATTAATTGGGGATTATTTGAAGATCTCCAAAATCTTCTTCTTTAAGTGCCCCATGTCCGGTTACTTCGATACTAAACCTACATGGGGTTTACCTCGATTCCGTCCCCACGCCTCCCCCTACGTTCGCAACGGAACCCCAGACCTTATCGCTGTTATCAACGGTCAGTTCATTGGATTCGAAGTAAAGTCTAAAGGAGGGAAACAGTCAGACGCACAGAAATCCTTCCAGATCGACGTAAAAGCTGCAGGTGGCATGTACTTCTTAGTTAAGTCTCTGGAAGATGTGCAGAAGGCTCTCAGTTCGTTAGGACTATGTAAAAGTATCTATCCAGAGGCCTTGAGTTAGATCGATATCTCGTGATCATTCAGAACTTTATAGAAGAACACTTTAAACTTCTCCGCCTCATCCGGCGTAAAGTGAGTCGAGTCCCCATACTTAGTCGAAGATCTTAAGGCATCGCCAATCTCAGAAAGCGCACCGTGGTAATTCTCAGCACTTAGCGCCATCTTAAACTCTTCATTCTCTTCTGGAAGCTTAAATTGTAAAACTGCTTTCATATGCTTATTAAAGGGACGAGAGGGGACTCGAACCCCCAACCCAAGGCTTGTGAGCCTTACTCTACCTCTTTTTTATTTAATATCCCATCGAAGGTTTTTAATTTTATTTGTTTTGTTTATTCGCAAGCTGTTTGGCTCGAGCGATAGCGCCCTCTCTACTGTCCAATTTCTTTTGAATATCCGATCATTAATAAGCGTAGGAGCCCATCCCCTTGTTCGAGCCCACTCGGCAGCTGTTTTTGTTTCCCCATTATATGTGAGCCATCGAGTGGTTCTTCTGTTCTCGCATTGTTCTTTCATCGTTGACCATTTGCAGTTTTCTTTAAAGTATCCCTTTGATCAGTACAGCGATTCATCATTCCATACCAACATGCGTACTCTCTGGTTTGTGAAAACCCGTGCTTCGGGTTAGATCGACATTTTCCTATATAACAAGAATTTCTAAAGCCATTTCTCCTGTTAAACTGTAATGCTCCGGTTCCTCGAAGGACCGTCTCGCCACAATCACAAACACAAACCCACGTTCCTTTTACGCGCTCTCTCACCACAAGAGATTCGAATCTTTGGCCCTTTAGATTTATAAAAGCCGGCATAATCAAATCTTTATGCTGGTCACGTAGTGCAGGACATTAAAAATTCTCAGTAGCCATAGGACTAAAACTATAACCAACGTGATATTCAAAATCTTTTTAACAGTCGCTTCCATGGGGATTAAATTAATTAGGTAAGCCACGATACCAACGACTCCGACCGTGATGATTAAGGTTATTAAGCTCATTTTTTCTCCATCTTCGTTAATCTCCGCTCATGGTCGTTGAGGATGTTGAATATTTTATCGATGTATGGGAACACAAGCGGAGTGCCGTTATTCCTAATCGGTTGATGCCCATCCTTCGGCTCATCCTCGATAACCCAATCATCTGATATAATATCCAATGCGGTTAAGTTAAAGGAGGTAACTTTCTCGAATTCATCTAACCAGAGACTCCATTCCTTTCTCTTAAACCTCTTCCCCGACTTCACTGCCTCAATCAGAGTCAACGCATATTCCTCGTTGTTAAATGGAATGCCGTAAACCCCACTACAATCCAAAATATAAAAACGCCCCAAGTAGGAACCGAGTCGTACGCATCAGCCATCATATGCAGCCATGCTCTCATTAGAATGGCCGTCTCGCATACAATCCAAAATATAAAAACGCCCCAAGTAGGAAGCAAGTCGTACGCATCAGCCATCATATGCAGCCATGCTCTCATTAGAATGGCCGTCTCGCATAAAATACCAAGTCACTAAGCGTAGCCAGCACTAATGCCCTAAACTCTATCTCGGTCATTTCCAGTGCGGCCTCTATGGAGTTTTTCAGCGAGTCCCCATGAGTCCATACTTTCGGATCGAGAAACTTAACTACCTTGTCATGAATCGTTTTGTGATCTTCGCTCACGTCTCACCATTTTCTATCTTCTGACTCTGTGTAGATGCAATTCCCATGCCTATTCCTGCGGCTTATCCCTGAAACAAACGAGGTTATATATCCCGCCCACAAAATCGCCTCCACATTGTTCAACCCATCGGTTGGCCCAATCGAGGATGGTTAAATCGCTATAATAATTGCGCATCATGTTCACTAAATCCTCAAGTCCAGGATGGAGTGCCGCAAGCTCATCGATGGACTTCCAACTCACTCCTCACCTCTAATTTTCTTTAGGGCTTCTGCGCTAACGAAATTAGCCCAGTCACCAACGGGATATCTATTTTTCAACATCATAAGAGCCTCTATCGCTGTCTCAAGACGAGAAAGAATAAATGGGATGTCATCTACCTCAATATCGACGCCCTCTTCGTGGTTAAGAAGCCTTTGTTGCTCCATAGACGTTAATTGGCGCAATCGCGCTTTTATTTCGTCTAGCCTATTCACGCCTGATGCTCCTTCTCATAAGCTTCTTTCTCGAAAGAGATATTCCGATAAGCTGCGTCGTGAGATTTATATCGAATTAGGTTCCTCACATACTCACAAAGATAGCAGAAGTAGAACGTGAACACCCCAAGAGTAGCGATCTGATCTAAATGGACCTGCTCATGTCGTATTGTCGAGGGTCTCGTCTTTTCTTCCGAGTGTTTGAAATAGACCCCCCATGGAAGCGTGATAGCTTCGTAGCGGGATAGAGGCCAAAACTTGAAGGCCCAATGATTAAAGTTCATTTAGTTGGTATTCCATCTAAGTACTCAATGATCGCGGCCCATTAGATCCACCTTTTGGTAAGAACTATTCGTGCTTTGGAACACCCGCTTGATAATCCTTAAATGAAATCTTCTCGTTTAAGTATCGGGTCACTCGCTCTATCTGCTCAATCGTTAAATCACCACTTCTAGCTTGTCCGTATTCATTGAATATGAAGACACCCACTTCTTCTGGCTTCCATTCAGACTGCTTCTGCGCCTCATAGAGTGCTCTTATAGCTAGTGTTTTTGGGTCATTCTGCGGAACCGCCTTAGGTGCTTGTTTTGCTAATTGCGGCATTCTACGTTCCTCCTCAATAACGTCCATTTCGTCTGCTGATACCTCACTCCCACCCACTAGATTCATTACAGCACGGTTAAAAGCTCGGCTGTGCGCCGTACCTCTTGCTACGTGTGCTGTCACTTCTCTTCCCTTTTCCTTCGTATTACACGCCCCATCTCCATCGGCCTCTGCTCCATTAGGGGCTGAGGCTCTATAGATAATCTCATAGGTAATCGTCTTATTTTCTTCCGCGACCCTATGCTCTGTATGAACAACCACGGAGAGGTTAAAGAACTTGGCAAT